GCATAATAGCATAATAGCATAATAGCATATTTATAGTATTTTATAGTATAGTAGCATATTTATAGTATTTTAGAGTATAGTAGCATATTTATAGTATTTTAGAGTATAGTAGCATATTTATATTGGATTAGGGTCGCATATTATAGAACTATCATTATGATAGGTATATGGTTATAACCATATTGACTTATAGGAATAGACTATTTAAGAATATAATCAATTGGTGATTAAAAATAGGTTCGAATCCTATTATATTCAACTTCGTTTATCATTAGATTAAGGTCTAATGGATATTATAGTTTAAATACTATAGATTATTTATATTTTTAAGATTTAATTAAAAATTGAATTTATTTATAATTATTATTTGATATTAAAATGTCTATTAAATGTACTAGTCATGCCATTCAGCGTAGAAAAGAAAGAAATATTAATAAAAAGACCCCTGAAGATATTATTAAGTTTCCAATTTATGGTACTGATAATGGATGTACTAAATATCTAGATATGGAAAATCTTGTAGTTTATTATATTAGAACAACAAAAAATATTCCTAGAATTGTGACTATGATTTCATGTGTTGATAAATATGGAAAACCCAATCCAATTCAAATGTTAAGATATTATGTTGAAGGGATTAAATATGGACATATTAAAAGTAATTATCCTATTTATAAAAGTGGTAATTTTAATAATTATTGTAGAGATAATGTTTTTAAGGATCATGATGGACATGGAAGATGTAAGCGTGGAAAGTCTTGTAAATATATCCATGTAAATTGATATAAAGATATTAATAATATTATAAAATAATAATGCTGCATTTATTAGATAAAAATAGTGACTATAAAGATATTAAAAAATCAATAGAATCTTCATTATTGTCTAGTAATGATATTTTTAAATTTTGGTTATATAAAAGAGATGTTAGATATGGTGAAAAAGAAAAATTATTAAGTTTTAAATTATTTTTTGTATTATATGATTTATATCCAAATACTTGTTTGACTATTGTAAAGGAAAATATTTTAAGTGATGCTGGATATTGGAAGGATTTGTATTTAATGTGGGGATTAATTAATGATATGGATATGGATACAAATGAGAAATATAATAAATATAATGAATTAATTTGTGTTTTTAGAGAAACGCTAATGACTCAAAGATTAAAAGATTTAAGAATATTAAATAATGCTGTAAAACCGAATAATATTAATGATTTTACAAATGATGAATTAAGACTATTTATTAAGAATAATAATATTACGTTAGATATGTCATATGTAGGAAAATATTTTGTGAGAGAAAAGTCAATTTATAATAAAAAATTATATTGGTATATAGAGATTGATAATAAATTAGTTAAACAAATGCATGTATCATTTATGTTAAGGNATACTTTAAAAATAAAAATGACCAATGGTTCTTTAGAGTTATATCCATTAANAAAAAATGTACCATCAAAAGCAAAAAAAAATTATAGGGAATTAAATGCTAAATTAAATATTGCTTTAGAAGTCCCAGAAGTGTTAATGTGTAGTAAAGATTATAATTTAATAAATATTTCAAAATGTCCAAATATATTTTTAAAAAAAAATAAAAAACTATTAATTAAAAATAATATTTCTATTAATGATACTTTTAAGGAAAATACCATTAATAAAATACATTTTAAAAAATTAAATAAAATATTAAAATCATCTAATGAAACATTATAATTAATAATATTAAAGACATTTAACATATTAAATATAATGGGTATATTATTTTTGTATTTACTATTTCTTATTTCTTCCGGATATGGATTTATGTATGTTAAAATATTAACTATGTATCAAGAATATAATAATTATAGATTAAATGTTTTAGTATTGTTTCATAAAATAAATGATAAATTTGATTTATTTGATGTAGATACTATTAAGTCAATGGATTTTGATGAAATGAATATTATTTTAGATTCTATTAAATTAAATCAAGATAGTGAGAGTGATAGTGATAGTGAACTAAGTGAGGTTGAAGATATTGGTTATAGATGTTAAATTGAATTCCATGATATTGGTAAATCATATTTGCATGAAGAGAATTTAAATATTTGTATTCCTAACATAATATATATAATAATTAATATTAGATTTAATTTATTTTGTGTATTAATATATTTATAAACTAATAATGCTATTATAAATAAGTAAATAATATAGGATTTTGATAAATATTTTGGTGGAGGATTGAATGATTTACTATTTTTTATAGGTTGTGTTTTAATCATATCAATTATTATATATAAAAGTGATGCTGGTATAATTAATAAATATATAGTGAATAATGGATATTCTAATAATAGTAACAATTTTATTATTAGAATTATATATATTAAAATAGTGTATAATGTGTTATAATTGTATTTATATATTATATTTTTATTACTAAATCTTATTGGTGATTGTGTAAATATAATCAAAGAGATTAATATTATAAAAAAATTAAGATACATTAATAAATTACTAACAAATTATTTATTAAAAATTGAATTAAATAATTTTTAATTAAGTTTGATAATGTATTGTAATAGTAGTAATGTTGTGGATTCTGTAGGTTATAGTGGTGGTATTGTTTTAAGTATATGTCTTGTGCCACAAATCTATCAAATTTATAAAACAAAGCAAGTAGAAAATATTTCGTATTTGTGGCAATTTATGTATATTATTGGAATTAGCTTACATTTATATTATGGAATATATTACAATTTGTTACCAATATATATTCCAACTATTATAGAATTATGTTTAATTATAGTGTTATTAATATTCAAAATAATGTACACTAATAATAATTAAATTTTAAAATTTTTTTCTATTATAATTTTATAAAATGTTTGGAGCAAATAAAGTATCAAATGTTGTTGAAAACGCAATTAGAAGTAATAATAATGTTAATTTAGATGAAGCACAAAAAGGTAAAGTTGGGTTAGCATCTATTTTATTAGGAATCTTGATAGTATTAGTTTTAAATTTAGTTGTTGGACCATGGTTATGGAATAATATATTAAGAAGATTAATTCCTATGGCAGGAAAAGCACGATGGTATGATACTGTTGCATTAGCAGTTTTACTTGGATTAATTATTCCAAATTAATTTAATTATTTTAAATAAAAATATACGTTTATATTTTTAAAATGGGTTTTAGATCAAACCGAAAAGTGAAAAAAATGAGCAAAAGAATGGCAGGTGGTCGAAGAAAAAGAATGAGCAAACGAATGGCAGGTGGTCGAAGAAAAAGAATGAGCAAACAAAGACGTATGTCTAAAATATTAAGAGGTGGGTTTGGAAATATACACTGTACGGTCACACTAATCCCAGACAATGTGAGAAGACATTAGAAGCGCTACAAAGTGTAAATCCAGCAACAGACGTTAGTGCTATTCAATTGTTTGATGACATACAAAAAGAGAACTATTTATCTCAAGCATGTAATAAAACAACGAGAGCAAAGAATGGATACGGCTTTTCCAAATGTCAAGAGGAATGGATGAACACTTCACCTGAAGGTAAAAGGTTTGTTGAGTATCGTAACCGCAAGTTTGATGAAGAAAAAGTGCTGGAATACTTAGATTCGCCATCGTATACGGACAAGGCTGATAAAGTTACTCCCGAGCAACGAAAAAAAGAATTAGTATGGAAACCTAAATGTACAGATATGGTAGTAAAGGGGAACATTGATGAAGAGTCCACTGGTCCAAAAGAATGGGAAATAAAAGCCGGTCTTAAAGCTATGCTGACAGATCCACACTGCAAATTCGAATGAATCCGTAAATTCATATTTATAAAAAATTATTTTATTAAAATATATGTTTATATTATATAATGGGATTTCGTTCAAATCGAAAAGTGAAAAAAATGAGCAAAAGAAGGAAAATGAGTAAAAGAAGGCGCTTGAGTAAAAGAAAGAAAATGAGCAAAAGAATATATGGAGGGTCTAAACCAACGACTCTCTCTACATTAATATCGTTTGAGGATGGAGCGCCAAAGGGAACATTAAGTGCGGCGCCAAAACTATTCTGTGATATGAATGTGAAAGAGGTGCCGGCGGAGAGCAGGAAGGGCGACCCGCCGAAAGTTCTTGCCTTTACCGAGTTAGGGGATGCGGAGTCGTTGAAAGAACTCAGCAGCAAAATGAAATATATGGAGGGCCAGGGGGTATTTGACACGTGGAAAAACCTCCGAAAAGAGCCATTAATAGAATCATATTTAAAATTATTAAATGAGAAAAAATGTAAAATGAAGCAGAAGGATAAAAGAACGGGAAAGCGGCACGGGCTAGGGGGGAGATATATCCCGCCCAGAGAGATCACCGCGGATAACCTGCTGGAGGCTGACGGATATCCTGGGGCGGACCCTGACAATCCAGCTGAGAGAGACTGGGCTTATGTGGCTTACTCGATTCATAAAGGCCTTGAAGGAATGGACAAATTGGGACACGGGTACAAAGCAGGGATGACATGCACGAGATTTAAAGATGATTTCCAGGCTGGCCTTCACAAACAGTTGAAGGACGATTGGGTATGTGGAGAGAACCCGAATGACGGGACGGGCGGGAAGGAACCCAAATTTGATTGATAATATAATATGACAACTCTGGATTATTGGTTCTGGGGGTGACAGCTTGTAGATATTTTAATTAACATGTTTGTATATTATAAAATGGATTTAGATTGAATAAGAGACTGCGAAGATAATTTTCTAATAAATATTATTCGTTTAATTTAATTTTTAATTAAAATTATTTCTAAAAAAAAAAAGTTGGTATATATTATAAAATGAGATTTAGCTTGAATAGAAAAAGAATGGGAGGTGGTCGAAGAATGAGCAAAAGAATGGGCAAAAGAATGAGCAAAAGAATGGGTGGTGGTCGAAGAAGAAGAATGAGCAAAAGAATGAGAGGAGGCGGTCTGTTCGGCAGTAAAGTAAAAGAATTTGAAGTTGAGCGAGTGTGGGGTCCAAGTTTTAAGTGGCGGCAGGGAGCTGCAGTGGGGGAAAAAGAACGACACGAAAGAGAAGAAGCCCTTACAGACCACTACTGTAAGTTATCAAAAGATGCAGAAATAAAAAACGAAAAGCTAGAAGACCGAGAAAAACTGTCGTGGAGCGATGGATGGATATCGTCACCGGAAAAGGTGAAGAAAGGCCCCAACAAAGGCGAGTTGGTGGAAGTGGTGCACAACCCAAAATGTGTGTTAAAAAGCACAAAAAAAAAAAGAGACAACCTCCGAAAGAAAGGGAGTGAAGAATACTTGGGCTCCGTTCAACCCCCCTTTGATAATGATTGGGGGGTAATGAAAAAAAGTGGTTTATGGCTTGATAAAGGGAGCGATGGGAAGGACTGGAAGTGGAAACACGAAAGAGAGGAAAAAGACAAGGAGGCCGACCACATCAAATCCTTGAAATGGCTGAGTTACACAGAGATGATGGAAGAAGATGCCAAAAAGCGGCGTGAGAAGATTCATGGGAAGGGTCCGAGGAAATTTTTTCGGAAGGACGGAACCTTTTGGGGGAAGGAAATGGAGAAGGGGGATATGCAGAAGTTGATGGATGCATCAGTCGCTGTAAATACCAAGTATACTGTAGAACCAAACCTGTGGGATTGCATTTATGCGCCTAATAAATAC